CAGTTGGGTGAACGTTTTGAAATCAATACCGATAATATCTTGTAGTGTCTTATAGGTATTGGTTGCCGTATGTGACGAGATATCCTCTCCATTTTCGAGAAGTCTAAGTTTAATGTTTGATTTTCTGTTAATGATGACTTCATAGTTTTTATCATCCTTTGAAAAACTTAACTGAATATCATAGCCTTGATTTACGTGTCGATTTGGTATATCAGCCTTTTTAATTCCTTTTGAGTTTTTGTTGTACAGGGCTTCTTCTATAATTAATGGTATAGATGACTTACCCATACCATTTTTTCCAACGAGTTGAGTTACAGTGTTCTCACTTAGATCTAGCTCATTGTTCTCCCCGTAGCTAAAACAATTACTCCATTTCAATTTTTGCAGCGTAATCATTAAATACACCCATTATTTCTGGTATTTCACTTTCTCGTATTGCTAGAATGTAGGTTAAATACTCTACTAATTCTTCCTCTAGCGTCATCTCTTTGTCTATGATTAAAGTAGCTTCTGTGTTTCTTTTCACTACTTTTTTATCAAGAAGATCACTATTTTTGATATTTGCAAGCTCTTGCATATCACCTTCGATTTCATATATAGTATGGTGATAGTCTGTAGGTATCATTTCTTCTGGATCGGATACAGTTTTTCGTATCAATTGTGGAAGGTCAAAAGGCTCCCATATCCAGCTCCAGTCTTCTGGATTAATTAATAAGTAGCCAGTTTTTACTTCTGTCCTATGAAATGATGTTGTCATCGGAGACCCGGGGTACACAATATTTCTTTGTGTATTACTATGTGCGTGTAAGTCTCCTGCAAATACGATTGGAAAATCTTCGAACCTGTCTAAGTCCACCTCTGGCTTGACATGGGGAGGAATCTCGCCTCGTACATGAGTAAAGAGCGGTGCTGTTGATACAAACTTCTCAATACTATTTTCTCTGTGTAAATCCGCATAAGGAAGAACACTAAATCCGAAATCAGAATCATAGTATGAAATGTCAGCTATCTTTATTAAAGGATTAATGTCTCTACTAACTTGCTTTAGTTGAGTGAAAAATGTTTTATTCTTCTTCGTTGCTTCATGATTGCCGTCATAAATAAGAGTTGGAATCTTTACTTCCCGAATAAACGAAAAGTAAAGTTCCAACTCTTCCATGCTCGGCAGACGGTCAAAAAGATCACCACCAATAATGTGCATATTGCACTGGTTTTCGAGAGAATGAATCTGCTCAAAAAATAACTTGTAGCGATTTAATGCCCACTCACGCGGTACATTCTTTTGACCTAGCTTTATATGCCAGTCTGCCGTAAATAGAATCATGACAAATCGAACTCTTCACCTAATTCTTCGTCAACATTTGATGTTTCTTCTCGAATTTCGTCGAGGAGTTTCTTTTGAGCATCGGGAGTAGGACGAGGCATAACATCATCCATAGACTTAAGTTCTGCTACAAGTGCCATCTCTTCTTCGCTCAGAGCGCGAGATTTGCACTTCAGTACTTGAAGTTGATACTCTACATTGTAGGGAAGAGGCCCAGTCTTGACTCGCTTAAATCGAACATCCCAGCCAGTTTCTGGATCGGTAGGATCACCCAGGTCTTCCGCTGCTGTAAGAATTGCTTCAAACAGCTTCTTCTTTAAATTGATAATTTTGACTTCGCCTTGATCAATGCACTGCATTGCGTAGCTCCAGCCACATTTGAGATCAGGATAGTACTCACGTACCCAGTCCTTCTCCAAGTTGTTAAACCGCTCTTCGTTGCGATCAAAAGAAAGACACTCAAAAGGAATGTTCTTTCCGTTCTTGCCTTCTAGCCAGTACACGTAGCGTGCGAGTACATCGCCTACGAGACGAACTTCGTTGTCTCCGTCACGGTATGAGTATGAAGTAATGCTGCTCTTTTTTGCGCCGCCAGCGGCTTTGTTAAATGATAGTGCCATTAGTGTAGTTTCTCCTTTGGGACTTCTTCGTATATGAAATGGATAGAATCCTCTTCAAAACGAAGTAGACTGTTATCTTTAATAAGTTCGTAATCTAGATCCAAATATTCGGCGTCCAGATTGATTTTCCCAGTAGCTCTATAGTCCGCGAGCGGACGTAAAGAACACAATGCGATATACTGGGCTATCTCATTGTATTCATGTTTATATGCGTTAAAAAATAAAATATCTGGATGCACCATAAAAGAATCGCCACCAAAGTTTTGATGACTAAACTTGTATATTCTGTCGTACTTATTCTCTGGTACAGCTTTTTCGGTTATCATTTTAAAAATAATAAAAACCATAAAAGCATTTCCATCGGATGCTTCGAATATTTTTTTCCAATTATATAACAGCATATTATACACCAAACTACAACAGATGTCAAGAGTTATTTTTGTACGCTATAGCTCTTTAATTGCGTACCCTTGCTTCATGTAGTATCCCATTCGATTTGAGGCTTGTCGTGTTGCAGTTTTTCCTTTTAAATGTATGTCTACAATTACAGGACTTAACTTTCCTTCTTGTTCTCTGATGACTCTTCCGATGAGCTGGGTGAGGAGGGGCTCGTTGTTGATAGGGGTACCGAGTATAAGGACAGAGAGGGAATTAACCGAGATACCCTCGCTGAATATTGCTTGAGTGCCAAAAAGTATTTCTTTATTTCCATAATTTATCTCATCAATAAGGTTCTCTCTTTCTTCGTGAGGAACCTCTCCAGTTACACAAATTGCTTTTTCTCCTACTAATTCAGCACAGGTTTTTAAAAAGTGTACTCGGTCAGATACTACAAGTACCTTGTGCCCTCGAGCCGCATAGTAGGATGCAAGCAGAGAAACACTATGTACATATTCTTCGTTGTTTGCTAAGTTATTTACTCTATTTGCCCATGGAATGTTTGCACCGTCCATGAAGCGCACTTCCGAACGATATACATTTATCGTCGGAGTCATAAAATTTTCTTTTGGTGGTTTGAATATTTTGTTGCCAAAATAGTCACGAAATACAACGTGTTTTCCGTCTTTGCGCTCTATTGTGCCACTTAGTCCGAGTTTGTACCGTGCGTGACTGGTGTCGATGATTTTCGAAAAAGTTGGCGAAGATACGTGATGCATTTCGTCCAAGATAATTGTTCCAAACATTTTTCGAATTCGATCGATGTTTCGGTACAAGGTTTGGGTATTACCAACCACAATACAAGAATCGGTGTTAAAAGAACCAGACCCAATAATTCCAGGACTAAATCCATAAACTTTTTCAACCTCCTTTGCCCATTGATTTCTCAAGGGTACTGTGTGTGTTATTACTAATGTCTTTTGCCCTAATTTTCCTGCAATTGCAAGACCTGTAAATGTCTTTCCCCAACTTACCCACGCATTGATGATACTGCTATTATCGAGCTCGTCGTAGACGGCTTGTTGAGATTCGCGGAGTACAAACTTAAACTCAGGAAAATCAACAGGCACCATAATCCTCTTGTCAACAATTTCATATTCATTTGGTATTAAGTCCTCTCGTCCGATTGGTATGGATACCAGATTTTCGCGCACCCGCTGCAGATTTTTAATTATCTGGGGCGGATCGTTTGGGTTTTGTGCAGGTATCTTGTAGGTTAGCTCTTTAGATAGCTTTTCTCGTAGCTCTAAATTAGCATCCATATAAATACGATTACTTAAAACAGCTTTCATACTTTTCTTCTAGTAGGTTTTTCTCGGGTTTCTGAATAATTATATAATATCCAAGGGAGTTCTCCAAAGTGAAGTAGCCCAGCGTACTGTAAACTATCTTCAGGAGGTCTAGGTATTATAAAAGGCTGTTTTACATCTTTTAACCAAAGCAAAGAAAAAGTATCTTTCTTACTAATGCTTTTTATCTTGTAGTATTTTAATTTACAAAATTCTGTTTTTTCATATATGAAGGGCATTCCTTTAGAATCTATAAAACTTTTACAATTAGTTTTTAACAGTCCCCTAATATTTTCTATTTGATTTTTTATTGTTAAAATATTTTTATGAGGAGTCTGTATTCTTCTTACTCCTAAGGTATCCCCTGACATATTTTTATCGTCTACGATTTTATCTTCGATATACAAAAGCCCGTCAGTAACATACCAGTTACTGGACGGGAGTTCGTATACGGGAAATTGTACTTTGTTTATATTTCTAAATGTGACTACCATAAAGCTTTTCAAACTTACCCATAGAATAATCTTCTCCTATTTCAAAGTCACAGCCTACAGGAGCTCCGGGAATGTATATGCCTCGGTCTTTTTGTACAAACTTCTGTAACATTTCAGAGTAAAAGTCTACTTCATCGTTAGGCACTTCAGCGAGAATAGAGTCATGAACAAGTGCAAATATTTTTGACTTCATATTTTGACTCTTTATAAACTCACCCATTTCTATCGCCCCTAGTAAGTTAATATCAGAAGCAGTAGACTGAACCAAA